ACTAATAAGAATCTACAAGACTGGGCGGCGCGCGCTTTCCATCTTCTACTGGGATACTAAGTACGATAAGTATTTCGCACTTGAGGGCGCTAGTACGGCATTTGTTAATATGATGCATAACCCTACAGCATTTACTGTTATTGGACCAAACTTTTCTGGTAAGACTATTTCAGCATTCCAATTCGATTCTAAGAAAAACGCTACGGATTGCGCTATTCCTATCTGGTCTAACTACATGCGTATTCCTGATCTTGATATTGTTATGCTGTACGCTTCTAGGCTTGCTCAGATGGATCGTACCATCGAGATTAACAGTAAGAACGCAAGGCGCAATAAAGTAATTATCACATCTGAGAACATGAAGTTGTCAGCGGTTAACATTAATCGGCAACTTGATGAGGGTCAAGATGGTATTCAGGTTTCTGGGCCACTACAGGATATGGGCTTTATTCAGGCTGTAGATATGGGTATTAACGTTGGTGATATTGAGAAGATGCATATTGTTCGCACTAGAATGTGGAACGAATGCATGGGCCTTCTCGGTATTGATAACGCTAATCAGGATAAGAAAGAACGCCTTGTAGCCTCAGAGGTTGATGCTAATAACGATCAGGCTTCTATGATGCGGTATGTTAATCTTAATGCTAGGCGTTCTGCCGCCGAGCAGATTAATGATGTGTTCGGTCTTAATGTTTCTGTTGAGTATTTTACTGATGTTGATAAGCAGGCCACTGAACCCACTGTTGGAGTTGATACTGACTAATGGCTACCTTCACCGTAGTATTTAAGTATGCTTGCGATATCGTTCATGCTACAGAAGAGAACGCATACGCACCTATTGGTCTTGGCGAATATCCAATCTTTGATGAGCCCTACAGGGCAACTCTTAATAAGAAGATTGTTGATCGTTACTGGAACCGCGAAATCGGTATGGAATCAATCGAAATGTTTACGTTTGCAATGAAGCGCAAACTAAATGAGATTATGCCGTACTATAATAAGTTGTATGAGACTGAGAAGATCGAGTTTGATCCGCTTATTACAATGGATATCAATACGGTAGCATCCTCGACTATTATTGAAGACGCTACGGCTAACACTGATACCACTAGCGATACTACTAGTGGAACTCTTGAAGATGCCAACGCAACTACTGATGCACATAGTGATACTGTTGGTGATGCACATTCTAGGGCTGTTCAGTCTACTACGCCGCAGACTATGCTTAGCGGTATGGAAGATTACGCTTCTAGTGCATCTGATAGCAACAGCGATAGTGATACTATCTCTGATTCTAATCAGGTGACTGACCAGACTACGCAGACTGATACTGAGATTGGCACGGTTGCTAATCAGATTACTGACCAGAACACTCAGCGCGATACTGATGCAAATAGTCATGTGACTGGCTATCAGGGTATTCCCTCGAACATCATTATTGCTTATCGTGCAAGCCTTCTGAACATTGATCTTCTGATTCTTGCCGACCTCGAAGAACTCTTTATGCTTGTGTGGGATACAGGCGACGAATATGCACGCAGGGATCACTACCTTAACTGGTACGTATGACTAGTTATATACAGCGCTACGGAAATCAACTTATGTTGATTCTCGCGGGTGAACGTTATATGGCTGTACCAACCGTTAATGGTGTATGGCTATTAAATGGTGCAGAGGCTGGACCTGGACCGGGTGAGCCACCTTCTACCGGCGATCAAACTTTTGACTGGCCTTTTGATCCTGCTACCACGGTTACTAGTGAATATGGGCCACGTAATGGACGCATTCACCAGGGTATTGACTTTGGTAAAGGCGGCGTGACTACAGGGGTTGATATTCACGCCGCCGCGCAGGGCACTATTGTTAACTGTGTTACTGGTAAGTATAATGACACTAGTGGTAGTGGTGGCTGGGGAAATTTTGTCGTTATAGATCATGGCGTAGTAGGTGATCGTCAACTATATACACTTTATGCACATATGCAATATCCTGGACCTATTGTTACTCTGCACCAGGAAGTTGAAAAATGGCAGGTTCTCGGATATGTGAATAACACTGGTAACAGTTATGGATCGCATCTTCACTGGGAAACTCATATTGCTAATCCTGGGCAGATATGGTCTTCTAGTAATCCAGGTACTCATATTAATCCTCGAACGTTTATGGCTACGTATCAGAATGTCCCTGTACCTGAGATTAACTTTGAGGGTTATTGATGAGTAACGTTATTGCGATGCCGGCAAAGACACAGTTTAAGTATTACAACTATGCTAAGTTGTACTCTTTTAACTGTTCGTATAACTTCCTCATTGGTGCGCGTGGTCTTGGTAAGACATACGGCATTAAGAAAAAGACTATCAAGGACGCTATTAGGCGTGGAGATATGTTTATCTATCTTCGTCGCTATGAAGGTGAGATTGCGGCCGCCGCTCCTACATTCTTTGCTGATATTGAATGGGAGTTTCCTAATCATGATTTTAGATATCACCATGGCATGGCGCAAATGTCACACATTGAATCCCGCGAGGATAAGAAACGTATCTGGACTGATATAGGTTTCTTTATCGCGCTTAGTACAGCGCAGAAACTTAAGTCTGTTGCATTCCCTAAGGTTAAGACTATTATCTTTGATGAGTTCATCATCGAGAAAGGTGCCATTCACTACCTGCCTAATGAGGCAGATGTGTTTAATAACTTCTTCTCCACTGTAGATCGCTACAAGGATAAGACTAAGGTACTCTTTCTGGCAAACAGTGTTAGTATTATGAACCCGTACTTTAATCAGTACGATATTGAACCGTCAGAACTTGAAGAGTTTACGGTTATGTTTGACGGCTTTATGCTTGTGCATATGGCTAAGAGCGATGAGTTTAACAATCAAGTCTATAAGACAAAGTTTGGTAAGTTTATCAAGGGAACAGACTACGCAGAATATGCTGTAGGTAATGAGTTCATTGATAATGGTAAGACCCTTATTGAGTTCAAGGGATACAAGGCGCAATACTCATACACTATTGAAACTGATAAAGGCGTCTTTAGTGTTTGGCAAGATGAGAATAATCGGCAATTCTATGTTCAGAAGAAACTTCCTAAGAAACAGGTTATCTTCACTCTAGTTGCTGAGAATATGTCTAAAGATAAAACTATGGTTACGTTTAATGATCCTTTGCTAAGTTACTTGCGTACATCGTTCAGGCAGGGTAGACTAGTTTTTGACGTACCTAGTACGCGCAATGCGTTTATTGAAATATTCTCTAGATGACGATAAAACAGATTATAGAGAGAACCATTGCCATACTATCACCACTTATAGGAATAGGAGTATTATTTCTAGACTATATTAATCCTAATCGGGCATTTAATATAACACTCTCAGGGTTTATAATCCTAGTCATGCTAGGCACTATGTTAGGCATAGTGCTAATAACGTTTAAGGATAACGACGATGCAGAATCTTCCTAGACACATTGATGCACCTAGTATTCAAAAGGGCGACAGAGTAAGAATCGAACTACCAGAGAATCAAGGTGTTAAACACACTGTTGAAGGTGTAGTTGAACTTATTGAGAACTCTGGTGGTGTAACTTACTATTACACCAAAGAGGGCGCCAACATTCTCGCGTACCACAAGGCTATTAAGGGTATAAGGGTTCTTCTTATATCTCGGGAAGATAACCCAGGTACTACTATGTTTAGCGAAAACTTTTGGAAAGCCAATAATGAAGATGTATTTGAAGGACTTGATGAAAGGATTAAAGGATAATGTCTCATAAGCGACCTTTTGATATTTGGACCACCTACGCAGGGCATGGAGGTATTGATTATCCTTATGCCGCGTGGACTCCTGCACCTGCTACCGGTAATGGGTACATTAGCGCACGCGGTTATAACGATCGCGGCGGAAACTTTGCCTACGTTATCTATGATGATGGGCAGGTTGAGGGTTATTTCCATCTTGCATCACATGATGGACCGGGGGAGGGTGCGCGCGTTAGTGAAGGAACTACTGTTGGATATGTTGGGTCTACTGGTAACTCTACTGGGCCACACCTTCACCATGAGGTAGAAAACCCGCAGGGAAATCTGCGTGAGCCTGACGACTATTGGAACTATGTAGACCGTAGCGATCATGGCTATGTTGGCGGTAGTGGTGGTGCTGTTGGGCATCCAGCGTTCCCGCTTCCCTGGGGTTATTACTTTGGCTGGGCAGATGGACCCGCTGAGTCTGTATCTGGATACTATAGCCACGGGCATGATCTTGCGGTATGGCAACAGAGGATGCTTGATAGAGGATGGGGTATTACTGTAGATGGTCTTTATGGCCCAAACACTAACCAGGTTGCTACTGACTTCCAGGCTCAAAAGGGGCTTGTAGTTGATGGTAAGATTGGTCCTGCAACCTGGGATGCCGCATGGACTGCACCAATCACGTAGTTAATAACGGATATTGACCTTGCAGACCTTCATGCCTAGACATAGGCATGAAGGTCTGTTAGACTGTAAGCATGGAACGCACCTGCACATTCTGTGACCAGCCCGCGCTTTATGATGCGCCTACTATCAACGGGCCTTGGGCATACTTTTGTTATGCACATTACCTGGTGAAAGCAAACATCGACTTCCCGCCCACACTGTTGAAGAATATCAAGGAGTAGTAATGTCACGCTATATCATTGAAGCATCGAACTCTGGTAATCCACGTATTCTTGAATTACAGGGTGATGCAACTTATAAGTGTATTGCCTTTGGCGCTGGTGATAACTCACTTGACGCTATTAAGGAAATGACTGAAAATGCTAATCGTTTCGTTATTCAAGAGATTATCCGATAATGCTTAAGCCAGAGAGTCAGACGAACCAGACACTGTTTGCCAACCTTCGTTTGTACGCTTACGAACCAGCATTGTCGTTGGAGGATTCAGCGCGTATTATCCAACTTCTTAATGAGGTTGAGAAGCGTCTTACTGTTGCCCTTGATACTAAGGCGGCTAATGATAAGAACGCGAAGCGTATTGCAACGGCTATTGTAGTGGCAGGTATGTAATGCCTATCTGTGTCCGCTGTAAACAACAGGTTTTTGTTCTCCCTATGGATTTTGCTCAGCAGATGGGACATATCTATAGCGCGGCAGGCATTAAAGAGTTCCACATTAGTTCAATGTGTGAATGGTGCTTTGATGAGGTTACTGATACAGAGATTATCCTGGCACAGAATGCCTAGTATCAGATGCCTCATTGGTGTACATGATTGGAGGGTGCTTTATAGCGGAGAGTATTACTATTCTCACAGGATCAAGATACGTTGTTACCGTTGTCACAAAGCGAATCGGGCATTGAATGACAAGACTAAAGGACTGGACCGCGATGGTTACCACTAGCATTATTGTTAGCGGTATGGTGTACTGGTGGTGTACACTATACTGATGGGGAACTTTTGATTCTTGAAATCAAGACGTGGGGGTCGATTATTAATCGACCCCCATTTGTTTTC